ATCAAAAAAGCTGGCGCATTACGCGAGCAGCTTGGCGTTCCTGAAGGAAAAAAGATTCCAGCCAAGAAATTAGCTAAAGCGGCAAAAGCTCCAGGTAAACTGGGGCAACGTGCTCGCTTGGCACAGACTCTTAAGGGGATGCACAAATGATGGCAAGCCGCGGTATGGGGGATATTAGCGCCTCCAAAATGCCAAAAGGAAAGATTAAAAAACGCCGTGATGATACTGATTTTGAGCAGTTTAAGAAGGGCGGAAATATCAAGAAATTTGGCGTTGGTGGAAAGGCTAATCCTACTGACAAAAATACACCAATACTTGAAGGTACTAGCGGAGGAAGCGGGGGTAGCTTTTCTACTTCTTCTGCTCCGGCTCAATACCGCGTTTGGGATACTCATGCCAATAGTTTGGTAAGAGGCAAAGCATACGATTCTTTAAGCAGTGCCAATAAAGCTGTTGATAGATTGGATAACGAATACGGCGGCTCAAGATATACTGTAAAAAATCTAAGCGATACTTCATACAAAAAAGGCGGAGCAACTAATCATCCTGGACTTTATGCCAATATCCATGCAAAACAAGCTAGGATAGCAGCAGGTTCTGGCGAGCATATGCGTAAGCCTGGCTCCAAAGGCGCCCCCTCCAAGGCAGACTTTATTAAATCCGCTAAAACAAGGAAAAAGAAATGATTCAGATTAGCAACGAAGACGCGCTATTCATTCTTGATGAATTGAACAAAAGAGCAGAGCATCAAATGGCCGCTTATAACGGCATCGACCCTGATCTTCAAGGAGTAATCAATGATTTGGATGCACAACTCAATCCAATTCAAGAAGAGACTCAAGAGGCTCCGGCAGCGGCGGTAGCGGCATTTATGGCTGACGAACCCCATGAGCAGTTTGATGAAGATGCAACTGAATCTTCTGAAGAAGAGCCAGAAGCTCCTAGTGCATAATGTCAATCAATACCGGAACCACTACTGGAACAGCCAGCTTTGACCTAGACTTTGCCGAAATAGCAGAGGAAGCATGGGAAAGAGCTGGAAGGGAGATGCGTTCCGGTTATGACTTGCGTACTGCTCGCAGGTCTATGAACCTGATGACCATAGAGTGGCAAAACCGTGGCATCAATATGTGGACAATAGATCAAGGGACGATTACTTTAACTCCCGGTCTAAACACTTATCCATTGCCTACTGATACGATTGATTTGTTGGATCATGTAATCCGCACCAATGCTAACAGCACCTCTAATCAATCTGACCTAACTATTACTCGTATCAGTGTATCAACCTATGCGACTATTCCTAACAAATTAACCCAGGCTAGACCTATTCAAGTTTGGGTTCAGAGATTGTCTGGAGAAACGTCCACAACAACGATTCAAGCGGCTGCGGCAGTATCATCTACCGCAACCGTAATAACGCTTTCTAGCACGGTAGGATTGGCTGCAAATGGCTATATCCAGCTTGGCTCTACAAGCGGTGAGATTATTTACTATTCATACATCTCTGGTAACACTTTACAGAATTGCTTCAGGGCACAAGCGAACACCACGGCTCAGTCTTATGCACTGGGTGCTGCGGTCTATGTTCCTAAACTACCAGCAGTAACTGTATGGCCAACACCAGATGCAAGTACCACATATACCTTTGCCTATTGGCGCTTGCGGCGTGTGCAGGATGCCGGAGCAGGGCCGAATGTACAGGACATGAACTTCAGGTTCTTGCCAGCCGTAGCTGCCGGTCTGGCATACCATATTTCAATGAAAGTCCCAGAATTAATGCCAAGAGTGCAAATGCTTAAACAGTCTTATGACGAGCAGTTTGATCTTGCGGCCGGAGAGGACAGAGAGAAAGCGGCTATTCGGTTTGTGCCAAGACAGCAATTCTTGGGTGGTGGTGGCGGAGCTTACTAATGGGTAACAGGTTTGCCTCTGGTAAATACTCCATTGCTGAATGCGATAGATGCGGTCAGAGGTACAAGCTTAGCCAACTCAAGATGGAGGTCATCAAGACCAAGCTGTATCAGCTAAAGGTTTGTCCTGAGTGTTGGGATCCAGATCAGCCACAGCTTCAATTGGGTATGTATCCGGTTGATGATCCTCAAGCTGTTCGCCAGCCAAGGCCGGACTTAAGTTATGTTGCATCTGGACTTGATAGCCTGGGATTTCCATCTGGTGGATCAAGGGATATTCAGTGGGGTTGGAACCCGATAGGCGGGTCAAGTCAGTTTGATTCTGTACTGACTCCTAATAATTTAGTTACCACAAATCAGGTGGGCACGGTTACAATTTCTACTACCTAAAGGAGCGGTTATGAAGAAAGCAGAAGTTAAGAAAATTGCAGATAAAGAAGCTGCAAAAGAAGTGCACAAGCACGAAAGCCATATGCATAAAGGTAAGAAACCTACTAAGCTTGCAAAGGGCGGTCTTGCTGGTGTTAACCAAGATAGCATGAAGTCTATGGGCCGTAATTTGGCTAGGGCTGGCTATCAGCGTGGAGGTTAATATGCAAGTTATTAAACCAACAAAAAAGAATAGTCCTGCTATTGTTAAAGCTAAAGGTAAATACAACGGCCCTGCTGTTGAATACCAAAAGCCACACACAATGAAGGATAAACCAGTAACGCCTACAAGCATTGATTCTGATAGCGATTTGCCCGATCATATCGGTCTTGATGTAAAGATGCCTACTCGTAAGAACTGGACTCCTTTAAACGGAACGGTTTCTATTGGTAACAATCACGAAGTCAAAACATCTGGTGAAGAAACCAGAGGTAATGGCGCAGCTGAGCGCGGCAGAATTGCCAGAGGCCCAATGGCATGAACTATAGTCAGCTCGTTAATGAGGTCAACTCGTATTTGGAATACACATTCCCTACGGTTGACATCAATACATTCATACAGCAAGCGGAGCAAAGAGTATTTAACTCTGTGCAGTTTCCGTCTTTGCGTAAGAATGTAACGGGCGTATTGACTGCTGGTAACTCATACTTGTCTTGCCCTAATGATTTTCTAGCTCCTTATTCATTGGCGGTATATTCAAGTGTTAGTACCACGGCTACTGGAACATCTGGCACAAATACCATTACTGTTGCATCTGCTACAAATATCTTTGCCGGTCAAAACGTAAGCGGAACAGGTATTGGTGTTCAGTGTAAAGTGCTTAGCGTATCTGGAACAACAGTTACTTTGTCTCAGTACAACATTGCTGCGGTATCTGGAACGGTTGTTTTCCAAACAGATTATTTGTATTTGCTGAATAAAGACGTTAACTTTATTCGTGAGTGCTATCCAACATCAAGCTATCAGAGCTTGCCTAGACACTATGCATTATTTGGGCCTCAAAGCTCTGCGCCTTTATATCTTAGCTTTATGCTTGGGCCGACTCCTGATCAATCTTATTCAGCTGAGTTACATTACTTTTTCTATCCAGATAGTATTGTTCAGGCTCCGATTACTGCTTTGGGTACTATATCTAGTGGAGGAACGGGATATGTCTCTGGCACATATTACAACGTTCCTTTGTCTGGGGGTACTGGTTCTTATGCTTATGCTACGATTATTGTGACCGCTGGAGTAGTTACATCAGCTACTATCGCATCTGGTGGAACAGGATATGTTGTTGGTGATTCTTTGACTGTATCCAATACTTATCTCGGTGGATCAGGATTAGGATTTGCCGTACCAGTTTTGACAATTACTAACGCAGCTGGACAGTCTTGGCTTGGTAATAACTTTGATTCTGTACTTTTATATGGCACTTTGGTTGAGGCATATACCTACCAAAAGGGAGATAAAGAATTAATTGCCTTTTACGATAACAAGTACAAGGAAGCATTAGCCATTGCAAAACGCCTTGGAGATGGTATGGATCGTCAAGATGCGTACCGCTCTGGTCAAATTAGGATTCAACCCGTACCATGAGCATAGTCCAAGGTCAGACCACAAGCTTTAAATACCAGCTATTCAATGGCGGGGTATTTAATCTTGCAACAGACAATATCTACATGGCTTTGTATACGGGATTGGCTACCCTGAATTTATCTACAACTACATATTCATCTGTGAATGAAGTGGTTGGAACTGGATACACGGCTGGCGGTCAGCTAATGACTGGACTTACGATAAACTATGATGCTACGAATAGCGTTGTTTATTTGAATTGGAATAATGTTGTTTGGACTCCAGCTTCATTTACCACTAGATGCGCTTTGATTTACGATGCTACGGCAGGCAATGCATCTATTGCGGTAATTGACTTTGGATCAGACAAGAGTTGCTCTAATTCATTTACAGTGACCATGCCGGCGAATAGTTCATCAACAGCTTTAATCAGGAGTGCTTAATGATTATTACAACAACCAAAGGCGATATGGATCATTCTCTTCTTGAAAAGAAAGAGGGTTCAATCGACAATGATATCGAATCAACGACCTGGGTCGAGTATTACCACGAAGGTGAATTAGTTCATCGTTCTGCTCATGTAACGCTTAAAACCAGCCCTTTTATAGATTTAGTAGCCGCATCAATGGCATAAGGAGAACTCTGTGAGTAATACCCAATCAATGTGCACTTCCTTTTTGAGCCAGTTAATGACTGCGACTCATAACTTTGGAACTGCACCAACCCGTGGAACTTCTACGGCAGATACATTCAAAGCTGCTTTGTATGTAACTACAGCTACCGTTAACGCTGCAACTACAGCTTATTCAGCTACCAATGAGGTAAGCGGTACGGGCTATACGGCGGGCGGTATAACGGTGACAAACGCAACAGCTCCGTCTTCTACCAACTCATCTGCTACGGCGGGAGTAGGATACTGGACACCATCGGCTAACCTGGTGTATTCAACTGTTACACTTTCAACGGCTTTTGATACTGTTTTGATCTATAACTCAAGCCAGTCTAATGCTGCGGTCAGCGTACATACATTTGGAGCACAGACAATTACGGCTGGTACGTTTACATTGACAATGCCATCCAACACAACAAGCTCAGCTCTTTTGAGATTGTCTACAACCTAAAGGTAAATCATGGCTCTACAACTAGCCGATAGAGTCCAAGTAACCAGTACATCGTATACCACCAGTAGCTTTACTCTTGGGACTACGGTTACTGGGTTCCAAGCCTTTACTGTTTTAACAAGTGGCAACACAACCTACTACACAGCAACGGATTCTGCTGGTAACTGGGAGGTTGGATACGGTACTTATACTACCGGAGCTTTGGCTCGTACAACAATATTATCCTCTAGCAATAGTGGTAGCGTTGTTACGTTTAGCGGTACTGTTAATGTTTGGGTAGACTATCCTGCTGAGAAAGCTGTTATTCAAGATGCTAACGGGGTTGTAACTACTCCTGTATTGAACGTTACATCAACTACAAGTACAACACCAAACTTAACATTTAATGCAAGCAACTCAGGATTTACTTCTGGCGCAACGGTTGCAAATAGCTATTTACAGACGGTTATCCAAAACAAATCAGGTACTTCTGGTGCTTCAACAAACTATGTTCTGAGTAACGATTTAGGTACGGATTCAAGCTATTACGGTGAGTTTGGAATGAACTCATCTGGCTACACCGCCAGTGGAACTTTTGCTGATTTCTACTCAATCAATAATGGTATTTATTTCTCTGGTCACGATGGAGACATTACAGTTGGATCTGGTAATGGATACAAGTTGTATTTTGCATGGGGATCAACAGGAGCTTCTGCCCACGTTATTAACGCATCTGGTGCGATTGGATTATCAACAAATCTAGGCACAAGCGCGGCAACAACGGGAACAAGTGGATTTGGAACATCTGGACAGGTATTAACTTCTGCTGGTTCATCTTCTCCTCCAACATGGACAACTCCAGCTCCTGCTACAACTTATACTACTAATTACATTCCTTATGGCCAGGGAACAACAACTCTAAATCAATCATCAAGTTTTACTTATGACGGAACAACTGAAATTGCGCCAATCCAAGCATCTAGCAACGGCTTAGTTTTAAATAAAAATACTGTATCTTCAAGCTACAGCATTCCTAGTGGTTATTCAGCAAGTAGTGTAGGCCCGATAACTTTAAATAGCGGTGTTTCAGTAACAGTTCCAAGCGGATCACGTTGGTTGGTATTCTGAGATGTTTGGCTTAACCACATTTGCCCAAGCCCCATTCAATGCTTTGGGTGGTGTGAGCCAGCCTTTGACTGGAGTTAATGCCGCAGGTAATGTTGGAACATTAACCAATAGTCGTACTGCCGCCCTGACTGGTGTTGGTGCATCCGGCGCAGTTGGGACAATGATCGAGAGCGATCAAGATCCAGTATTAAGTGTAAATGGTCAAGGTAATGTAGGAACGGTAAGCTCAAACATTACTGTTGCTCTGACGGGCGTGGGTGCATCGGGAGCAGTTGGAACTGTATCTTTTGGCCTATCGTTAACCCTAAGTGGCAACCAGGCATCTGGATATGCAGGCACGTTAGCCGTTAGCAATACAGAAGCTTTGTCTGGTGTATTGGCTAGTGGATTAGCTGGGACTGTTGTAGCAACGCAGGGTAGAACGCTATCGGGCGTAGCTGCTGCGGGCAATGCAGGAACGGTAGCATACTCAGCTAGCGTAGCTTTGACTGGTGTTACGGCAGCTGGTACGGTCGGATCAGTATCTGAGAGCGATACAGAATCTGTAACTGGAGTTAATGCCGCTGGTAGCGTAGGAAATGTAAGCCAGTCTATTACGGTAGCTTTGACCGGCGTAGGAGCACAGGGATATCCAGGTGCGGTATCAGTACCACTTGGATCTAATACGGCAAATGGTGCAGTTGGATCTGTAAAGCCAAACATTACGATAGCTTTGACGGGTGTTGGGGCAAGCGGTTTGGTTGGCACGGTAACGATGGGAGCCAGGACGGCACAGTTGACTGGTGTAGGAGTAAGTGGAACTGTTGCGTCATTAGGTATAAGTTATTGGAGTTTAGTTAATGACAATCAGTCTCCTTCGTGGCAAAATGTAGGGGATTCTCAATCGCCTGGATGGGCTGCTGTAAATGATGCTGAATCGCCAAGCTGGGTTCCAGTACCCACTCAATAGGATATGAGATGACGATTAATTACACAACATTATTAGGCTTAGCTCTTCCAGTTACTGGAACTGAGTCAGGAACCTGGGGAGATGATGTATCTCTGGGGGTAACCGACTATGTAGATATTGCTATTGCCGGTACAAACAATATCACGAACGATTCGGATATTACGTTTTCCATTACAAACGGCAGTAGCTCTGGCTCCAATATTGTTGCTTCACCCAACTCCACAACAGCTCAGTATATGCAGCTCTTGTGCACAGGGGCTAGAACGGCAATCAGGAATATCAATGTACCCAACTCATCTAAGATGTATGTTGTTAACAATAGTACATCTGGTGGATATGCGGTTGTTATCAGGGGTGTAACAGGCCCAACGACTGGGGTAACAGTAGCTAACGGCGAGAAGGCTATTGTATTTTGGAGTAGCGTAGCAGGTGACTTTGTTAAGATTACATCTAGTACTACGACTACTACCGCAACGAATCTAGCAGGTGGTAGTTTAGGTTCTGTACCTTATCAGTCCGCAGCCAGTACGACTACATTCTTATCGGGTAATACAACTACTACTCCACAGTTTTATACATCGACCGGGACTGGATCTGCGGCACAGGCTCCGTCATTAACTGGTTCTACGGGTACTGGTAACGTAGTATTGGCTACAAGCCCTACGATTACTACTCCTACATTTACAACATCTGCTACCGGCCCAGTGCTTTACGGCGGAACAGGTACAGGTTCTAGCTTAACTCTACAGTCTACATCTGGCGTTGGTGCTACAGATAGTATTTTGATGAAGGTAGGCAATGCAGGTGCGGTGACTGCACTTAGCGTAGCGACAACAGGTATTGTTTCTTTTCCAACGACTGGGGCTATTTTGCTGCCGGTCGGCACAACAGGACAGGAACCAGGCTCTCCAGTAGAAGGGATGATCCGTTATAACTCCACAACAAAACAGTTTGAGGGTTATAGCGAAGTATCTAGTACGCCTGGATGGTACTCGGTCGGCGGATCAAGTATCAGCAACGACACATCTTCATCTACAGCTTACTATCCTTTGTTTGCCCATGCGACAAGCGGCACGGCACAGGTTATCTACACTTCAAATACACAGTACACATTCAAGCCGAGCACGGGTGAATTAATAGCCCCAGAGGTTATTTCATCTAACGGCTTTATGATTAACGGTACAACAGTATCAACTAGCTATACTATTGCATCAAACAACAACGCATTTTCAGTAGGCCCAATAACTCTGAATTCGGGTGTAACGGTAACGGTCAGCTCGGGCCAGCGTTGGGTAACTATTTAAGGAAATAACATGGCAAGCACGATTTCAGCAGGACTCACTACCACCACCGCACTGGTTTACTCAG